TTGGCCTGTAGTATGATGGCCTCGCTAGGATAGGTAGTATAGTAACAGTAGAATTATGCACTGTCAAGCATTATTTTCATTCCCGGCTACACCCTGCTAAACCGTTCAGGTTGGATAGTGCCGCCGTTCATGTGTATCAATATGCCATAGCCTGTTTGGTATTGCAAGCATTATTTTCAATTATTTTCATAATAATGCAATCAGCTATATAATTCAATAGATTATAGGTATAGAATCTAATTCACTTCATATAAGAAGGATAAGGCGGCAATAAGTTCATATTGGTTAATGTCGGTATCAGTTTATAAATAGCATATATCTATTGATATAGGCGCAATAGATTAGAATAGCTGTAAGCAAAGCTAACAAGGATAGTACAGCATAGAATGAATGTCAAGCGATAAAATAGCATAGAATGAAAATAAATAGATTGCATGTAAGCTAGTGCTATGATAGGTTAATGATAGATTAACAAATATGGTGATACATGGTAGAATGAATCAGAATGAAACAAGATAGATAGCTCACACGTACACACCCGCTTACATCTGAGCGGAACAGGGCAAGCAACAGCAATCCATGAGCTTGCGCTAGGGTAGTACCTGAGCACTCAGCACATGCCCTATGGGGGACGTACACGCGGTGAATCTATTCGATACCCTCACGAAAATGAAACCCATTTTAAACATTCTGTACATTCGCCTTAATACACAGCAGCTTAACCGACATTGCTGTCGATCAAGCCACTGGTGCAGCACAGCCGAAGCCATGCCGGGGATAGTGCTCGCCTACGAGCGTAGCGGAACAGCAGACCTGTATCTATTCGTTTTCGACTTACTCTTTGCCCGGAAACCGGGTCAGGAGCAGCGAATCACCTACCTCGGCTATACAGGTAGCTGAGGGCGTATGAAACGCCTAGAATCGAAAGAATGTGACCTGCTTCGTGACCTGCACGGGTGTACCCTCGGAGTATGGAATGCTAGTAAGGGCATAGGAGCTATTCCAAGGGTACGCCAATACAGGCGGAGTGAAGGAGGGAGAGCCGAAGCCCTCCCGTCCAGCTTAGATAGGGGTGTATTGCGTAGCAACAACGCCAAGGTCTTGCCACTTGTCAGCGGGCAGACGACCGAGCGCCATTACCATGCGGTACGTGCTCGAACCAGTATCAGCCAGTACAACCATACCAGCATGTTTACCAAGGCTCGATGGGCCGTTTGCACGACCAACACCTTTACGGCCATCGCCGTTCTGGTTGACCGAAGCTGCCAGCAAGCTGAGATCAGCAATCGGCACAACGGTGAATTCACCAATTTTGGTATAAGCAGTGTTCTGTGTAGCCATTGTATTATTCCTTTATGGAGTTAGAATGAATTAAGGTGCAACGTAGTATCCGGCAGTAGCTCGCCAGATAACGCCAGTGGTAGCTGGACATACGATGGTGGTTGCAGTAGCCTGTGCCGAGGAAGCCAGCGAATACGCGAAGTCTTCCCGCCACCGATCAAGAGTACCTTGTGCAGCAGCCTCAGCAGCAAAGCTGAATGCCAGAGCACCGGGCAAGTTCGTGGTGGTTACAGTGACAGGCGCAGCAGCGGGGGTCAGTGCCGCAGACGCGAACCGATTGATCGACAGGTACGTGAGGTATTGTCGTAACCCAGCACCCGGAGAGGGCATAGTCAGCGTAACGGCAGCACCCGCAGCACCAACGGCTGTCACCAGCAGAGGGGTGATAGTTTGCTGAAGTTGCGGAGTCATACAGGAGATGCTTGATGCAAGAGTTGCAGCAGCAAGTCCAGAGGTGTACGCAGTGACACGGGCACGGAGGAAGTTAAATCCAGCGCACTCACCGAACCACGTACCAGCAACAGCACCAGTGATCGCTACTACATAAGCAGTAGAGGCCACGTTAAATGGTCGCATAGGGATCGCTAGCCAGTTTACACCGTCTACTGATCCAGCAACCTCAACAGTCATGTTGAATGTACCACGGAGATCGAGGGACAAGGAGGATGCACCATCGGCAGGTAACAGTATCTCAGCGTTAAGTGAGCTTAGGTTACCAGCAATGAATAGATTCTCTCTTGGGTGGAGCGAACCACCTACTCCGAGGTCTTTAGTAATTTTCGCCATAATCAGCCTTTAATATAATTGAGTTTGACTGGGCCAGATGTTCTCTCGCTGAATGCAAGAGTGACATCAAACGATCCAGTATCAGATACAGTTGATATGGTACAGGGACTAAGTAACTCTGGAGTGTTCTCGTCAGTATCCGATCCAGCGGCTAGTGAAGCCAGTATCACGGTACTCGGAAGTACAGCAGCGTCTACGATAGTCTCAGTGCGTTCGTATGTACCTCGGCCATCTGGGAACACTACTACAGCGAGTGCTGCAATAGCGGTTCCCAATGGAGCGTAACGAGCATCGCCACGGGCATCGTTATGATACTGTGGGTGATCGTCCGCATCGAGGCCAGTCAGAGCACCATGAGAGGTTACGCCGCCACCTGCGCCCCCGGTAGTTGAATTACCCGGAGCCTTCAACATTAGAGGTTACTCAATGTCGTCAGTTTAGCCTTGTATTCGTCTTTAACCGAGTTCGCTTCAGCCGTAGCTGCACGAGCCTTGGAGAGTTCGTTCTCCAATTGGTTTCCCTTAGCAACGTAAGCCGCGACACTTGCTTTCAGACGAGCCTCTGCGTTAGCGAGTTCATCTTGGCGAGTAGCGATAGCCGATTCCGCCGTAGCGACAGCAGCCTCTTTCAAGGCGACTTTAGCTTCACGGTCTACGAGTGCAGTTTCCAGCGCCGCCAGTTCATCAGCACGAAGAGCAGCATCAGCGACATCGGAATCGAGTTTAGCTACGCTAGCATCGAACGCTGCTTGTTCCTTGCGGAAGTCTTCAGCTTTCAGAATGGTCTCGTGAGCGTCTACCAATTCAGGGATACGTTGTGCGTACTCTGGGTCTTTGATAAGGTTGATGAGGTCAGCAATAGCGAGTAGACTTCCAGCAGCAGCCAGAGTCGTTGCGTTTACAGTAGCCATTAGATTCCCTCCCCGATTGAAACAAGCAAGTCGCTCGTGCCAGTCGATGTAATAGTTGAGATGCTCCAGTCAGTAGCATTCCCTTTGAAGAAGATAGCATCCTCTCCCGGCAGTACCGGAAGGCAGGTCGTAGTGGGAGTCCCAGTCGGCAAGGTCGCTACCACTGCTACAGGAGCAGGGGCGATGTGAACGTACACGGTGTTTGCACCGAGGTTACACAGACGGATGGAAGCTCCAACATTAGGCAATGCTACCGGAGCACTAGCGGCAACTCCCGCAGTGATCTTCAGAGTCGGCGCGTTCACGGAGAACGCTCTGATCTTTGACATAGTATATCCTTTTTATTGTGAGCAGAAATGTTCCCACTTTTCGTTATGAGATACGATCTGTTGTTTCGTACCCTTGGTCACCTTGTCAAGCCGCGAGGGATTGATCGGTTTCGTCCAAGAGCATTCTGGAGTGTAGACAGTTCTAGTCCCGCAGCCACTTATCGTAGCGGCGATCAAGGTCAAGATCAGGAAGCGCGATAACGCTTTGGTCGATTTTTGCACCATCTGTTACTCCTTTCGTTGTTGCGGCCAATTGAGCCGTAGCTAATTCTCCACGCTCTTCAGCCGCACCCACCGCCTTACCCGCATGATAGGTTCCAATCAAGGACACGACTACCAGCACGGAGGCAATGAGATACAGCTTATAGGAGGCTAGGAAGCCTTTAATGTAGGAAATGATTTTGGTCATTTAGATTCCTAGTGAAGTGCGAGATCAACACCCATGTAAATGATGTCGTCCGAGTACGGCTGTACACCGTTCTCCTGCCGGATGATTGCTTTCGCAAGTTTAGCCAGCGTCTCGCGGTTTTTGAGATTGAGAGCAACCTTAGCACCGAAGCCAGACCACTTCGCTACATTTGAGATGTAAGCAGCAGTCGGATTTTCATGGGCAGGTGCCCACCGGGTAATCATTCCTTCAATCGTATTGAGTTTGTACTTCACCTGATACGTGATCAGGATTTTGCACAATGCCCGGATGCCGTACTCAGCATCAGTGAAGGAACAGAACCGTGGGTCTGCCTGTACGTCAGACAGCCCTTGCCACTTCTGGCCTTGTTCAATGTTACCGGGGTTGTTGAGACGAACGCCCTTCGTAGGCATTAGAATAGTTCTTTTTGAGCGGGTTCTTCAGCTTCTTTGGCTTCGTTCTCTGCAACGACAGCGTCGATAGCAGCTTGGCGCACTTTAGCGTCAACGGTGAACTTGGCTTCAAGGTGAAGGCGACCGATGTTGATTACTTCATCGACGAGGCGTTTCTTATCGAGAGCACCTTGTACGCGAGAAGCAGCCGCTACGAAGGCAGCTTTCAGATCATGGGTCAGACCCCAGAGGTCAGTCGGCCATTCAACGAAAGTCGGATTGTGAGATACAACCTGAGTTGCTTCCTCGGCTTCAACCGTGGTAGCTTCAGGCGTAACTTCATCAATGACTTCAGCTTGAGCGGCTTTAGTAATTGGATTCGCCATTACTGGTCTCCTTAATGTTTGCGTCTAAATTTGGAGAATGCGTTGGGCGCACCTCCGGTTCCATTCATTCCCGGAATCTTTCGTCCGTTACCGAGTGGATTGCTGATGAGCTTCTTCCACTGATCGCTCTTTGCCTTAGCTGCCATCTTAGCAGCGTCTTGTGCAAGAGCATCGACCCAGTAGCGGCAGGAACCTGCCACAGCATCGAGTCGGTCATCATGAATTAGCGCACCTTTCTCCCGCGTGATGCGAGAGAGTTGGAAGAACAGGCTGAATGTAGCGCGGCGTTCTACCGGATACTTCTGAACCGAGTTCCAGTCCTTCGTGATCAACTCTGGATCAACCACCAATCGGTTCGAGCCGATCATTGGTTCCAGTGCGTCGATAATACGAAGTTCTTTCTGTCCAGATTCCCATACTTCCTCAATACCACAGGTGTGGTTGATCTCTTTGAGAGCCGAGTGTAGGGTCGGAGTCCAGATGCGTTGGAACGCACCTTTACCGAAGTTCTCCTCGATCTGTACAACGTGCGGTTTCCACTTGACCACAACATTCGTAAGCCACTTGAGCTTATCGTCTGTGTAGCCACCGGGTGTACCACCGAAGTCCACGAGGAATACACGGCCACCAAGAAACTTGGTCACTGCGTAAGCGAGTTCATCGCCGTTCTTACCGCCACCAGCCGGGTCAACATACATGTGACAACCAGCGAAGGCTCCGAACTCCTCTCCGCCGCCAGTGGCAGCGTAGTACGCCTCCTGCAAAGGGAACCCCTGAGGAGGATGGATGCGATTCGACTCTAATGCAGCCCAGTTCACGATCAACGGAGCAGACTCCTTCGGAATCTGCATGAAGACGAGAGAACGAGCTTTAAGCGGGTAGCGATCCTCATCCATGAGTTTAGTATCAAGCATGTGCTGGAGTTGGAAGTACGCTTTCCCTTGGTCTATCTCTTTTGCACAGAGAGTTTCCTCATCGAGCATGTCAGGATCGGTGGGTTGACCACGATCTCCTGTCGGCCCACCACCTGTCATCAGGGATGGGTCTGCTTCGAGCCGAGCACGGAGTGACGGAGCGAGGAAGGAACTGTAATTCGATAATTCCTCCGCAGTAGGATAGCGACCTGTCCAGATACGAACCTCGAAGCCACGAGAGGGCAGTGAGTTGTACACGGAATCGTTATTCTGCGGAGTACCGAGGTAAATGATGTCTCCGGTCGAACAGATGGAGGTGAAGTCCTTGGTCAAGTGAGCGAGACGTTCACGTTGTGTGGCGGTCTGGCTGTTCTTGCCGGATTCGATGTCATCTGCGATGAGTACGTCAGCGCGTTTACCTTGGAGGTTTGATGTAATACCAACGCAAGCAACAGATGGAGATTTCTCTGCACCTTTGAGAGTGTGGTGTACATCGAATGCTTTCACGCTAGAGCGATCCCCGAAGGACGTGTCCGGACGGAGGCATTCAAGCTCAGGCATGTGCATAATCATTTGAATCACCCAGTTCGCAATCTCCGTTGCCATATCGGAACCAGCCGAGATGATAAGGATGCGCGTCTTGGGATCATGGATCAACCGCCATACAGCATACGCTGCGGTGATGGTTGTCTTTGCTTGGCCACGTTGGGCCTGAATCATTTTATACTTCGGCCCTTCGGCCAAATAGTTTGCGATGTCAAGCTGGAGCCACGTACATTGGAATCCAAGTACATCAGTGATTACGTCATAGAGGAAGTCCTCGAATTTGGCGTAGTGCTCCTGCAATCGTTCTAAGTCGGCCCACCGTTGTTCAGCGAGTTCGACAGCTTCGATGTTAGGCATTTCGTTTCCTCATAACATTTATCGTGGAGACCATTGCTGACCTCCACTGTAAATACTAATAAGTACTTATTCGTCTTCAGAGTGAATCGGAAGTACGTTACCGACTGCCTTCCGCTCTTTTTTAGCGGCGAGGCGCTTCTCCAAATCGCTCATCTCTTTCGAGTCTTCGACTTGGCAAGTGATGTCGTTATCCTTAAGGAACTTCGCTGCAATCGTCAGCAATGCTGGCGAGGCAATCGAGCACTTCTCAAGGAAGTCGGCTACATTCTCCGGGAGTTCGCCCCGATGTTCGTGAAGAAGGCCAAGTGCAATGTCGGCGTTCTCAAGTTGGTTGGCTAGTTGACGGGCTACCTTTTTGTGTAGCTCACCTAGCTCTTTGTCTGTAGCTTGCATTATTTAGTTACTTTGTCCGTTAAGTTTTCAGCGGCACGTTTAGCGATCTCGCCCATAAAGCCTTTGTTCTTGAGAATCCCAATTACAAAGTCACGGGCAAGCAAACTGGCAAAGCTGGAGCATGACAGAGCGACATAGTCGCCCCAACCAAAGCTCAAGGCTAAACCACCAGCCAATGTACCGATGATTACTCCTAAGAGGATTGTCACCATAGACATCTGGATGCTTCGCTGTTCGGGAGCCAGCATGAGTTTAACGAGAGCGAACGTGAATGAGATACCTGCAAAGATGAGCAAGTCCCCGAATTGTTCGCGCAAGTGTTGAATCATGGGAATCCTGTTTAGGTTAGAAGTGATAGGCATAGGATTACTCCTGTAAAGTAGCCACGTAGGTACTCAGCAAGGGCTGAGGACTGGGTGTACTTGAAGCTGAATGCATAAGATGCTGGCCAAAGTAAACCAAGGGCTAATCCGAATGGCATGATTGGGAAACCAATCATAATACCCTTGATACCCATGCACACCCAACTATATAGTGGGGTTTGAATGTTGCCTTTATACCAAGGCAGCACAAGATACTTTTCGATCCACTCGGCATTTGGATCATTGATGTTCGCACCTTGCATAGCAAAGAAGCGACCGTGGCCTGTAGTCAGGCCGTAAAGTGTTACAAGCGCCAGAGGCGCGAAGTACAGTCCGTACAGATGATACGCGCCGTAGCCCATAGCTACAGTGAAAGCGATTATTGCAAACAAGCGTAGCACTGCCCACCCGCCAATTCCGTGTGAACGGCCAGCCGCAGTGAGCAGTGCGATATAGAATAATGCCATTAAGCGATTACCTTACCAGAAATACCAAGAGTGCTGTATGAACCAGCGCCGTACCATGTTTGTGTACCAGTACCAGAACCCAGTTCCAGCATAGCTAGATAGTTAACACCTACAGCGGGTAAAGCCTCAATGCTTGCAGTGATCCCAGAACCGCCCATATAAGTGCTGTTGTTCTGCGCCGCGTTTGATACCGAGCTACTTGGAGAAGTGGTATTGTTCAATCCGATACCAGCTTGCATGATGCGGTTTGTTGCATCTCCGTTGAAAGCCTGAGCCGTGTAAACGGCGCTAACCGAATCTTCAGCAACACCAATAACGAAGTTAAGTTGGTTTGCCGTGTTTGCATTTGCCTGTCGCCATGACACGTTCGATGAATATGTCCACGAGGATGCGGACTCTCGACGTAGCATTGGACGAGCAACGCGGTTATAGTAATTCCACAGGTAACGGTTTGCAACGCTATCTTCAGTTGTAGTAGTGGAAGTTGTTTGGAAAGTTCCAAGATAACGACGAGTTGAGTCGCCGGACTTAACAAGAATACCATCTTGGTAGGCTAGTGCAGTTGCACGAGCAGTCGTACTTGTCCATGCAAGAAGTTCAAGCGTTGGCGTACCTGCATTATTATAGCAGAATACATCATAAGGACGACCGGAGATTAACGTACCAAGGGCGATAGAAATCTGCCCCGTAGTGAAAATGCTCCACACACCACCAGTCTGTAATGCAATCTGATTACCTTTGTACGGAGTACAGTATAATGTGGTTGCAGCGGTGACATCCGCAGTAGTTACTGGCGTATTACTTGTCAAAGTGAGTCGGAAATCTTGTATTTTGCCAACAAGGTTAGCTAGTACGAAAGCAGTTGATGCTGCTTGGGTAGTATTTGTACCGGGCGCTGCTGTAGGAACAGTAGGCGTTCCTGTAAAGGCTGGAGACGCAAGAGGAGCAGCTCCGAGGGCTGTACGACCAGCAGAGGCATCTGCCGCACTTAGCAGGGATTGCCCAAAAGCGGTTAGCCCGCTGATACCCAATTGGGTTTTCAGATATGACAAAGAGCGCCGGATAAATTTGGTAGCTGAAGTGCTCCAAAGTAAAGAGTCATCTTGAGCTTGAGTTCCAGTAACATCTAAGTATAGGCCGTTGCCAGCACCACCAGAGATGTTATTGAGTTGATTGAATGTGACCGCATCCTGCGGATCAATACCATCAACGAGATTCTTGATCTTGTGAACACCCATGTTAAGGTCTTGTTGGAAAGCCGAAGTGAATCGACCATCGAACAGTTCATGAATTGCCATGAGGTTCTGTTTATTGCTTTCGTCAAGATTTGATTCTTCGATAGCCTCACCATTCGCGTAATCGTGAATGAGGGCAGTCTTGACAATAGTGCGCTTGAAGACAACAGGTTGTCCAGCGGGAATTAGACTTGCGGCAGGTTCTACAGTGACCATGCCATCGTTGATCCACGTCAGGGTACGATAGACGGGAGCGCCAAGGCCATCGACTTCATTGTTTACCTGACAGGTAACTTCATTACGGTTGTTAAAGCCGAGGGTGAAGTTGATGGGGAAGGTATTCGAGCTACCTGTAGCGGTAGTCTGAATAATACTAAACGCCATTTCTTCTCCTTTAGCGTATGAGTTTATATACTAGGTACGAAGTGAATTAGAAAAAGGAGGTGAGCATTACTGCTCACCGCCCGTTTTCGCTAGACTATTCAACAATTTCACCGACTCGCTCTCTCCATTGTCTTTTGGAGGCTTCGGGAGCTTGTCTTTGCCATCAACCTTGACAGGTTTAATTGGCTTGGGTTCTTTAGGTGGCGCTGGCACTTTTGGTGCTGGCGGCTCATCCTGTTGCCCAGTGATAGCTTTATCCGCTTCGATCTGCCCTTTGGTTCGAGCCGAATCCTTAAGCTGGTTAAAGATATAGGTGAACCCAAGAGCATTCCCGATTAACGGAGTGGCTTGGATAGCGTTGATGTCTGATTTCGTGTATTCCCCGGTCACGAGGTGCTTGTATCCGATAGGAGCCATAGCAAGGCGCGACAGAGTCGGGAACATAGGAGGAACAGGAATCAGAGGAGACCCACCGCCGTATGTACCGTAGTTGTTAATCTTGTAGTCTTGGAGACCTGTCATCTGTGCGACCGGATCAATGAAAGAAGGAATCACAGAAGTCATATTGCTCAACTGGAATGCACCACGAGCAATGTCTTCTGCATCGAGCTTGTCATCACGGCCAGCGATAGCCTGACGTGCAGTATAAACCGCAGCGGCAGTACCAAGGCCATAAAGAAGTCCCGTTGCTGATACTGTATCCATGATACGAGCATTCCGTAGCAGTTGCTTCTGGAGAGACAGCATCGTGAAGTTCTTGAGGTGCATCAGCATTGCACCAGTATCCTTATGCATCCATAAAGAGTCTTCACCCTTTAAGGCACGTTGCACAACTTGGCTGGTGTGGCGGTTCAGCACGTTCACGAATTCCTCGAAGTCATTAGGATTCCACTTCTCAGGATTCAGTGCCTTGATCCCACCATCAGCATCGTATTCGATAGTACCATCTTTGAAGTACTTTCCGATACGCTCTGAGGCTTTGGGACTAAGACCCATATCTTCGAGTCGGCGGTCACTTATCAGCTTGCCCTCGTTGTACATCTCACCGAGACGGTGCATCATACCACGAATCGCAATCCGTTGCTGTAGCTGCTTCACGTAGTAGAAACCAGTGACGTAGCCTTGCAGTCGTTGACCTTTGGAACCCATACGATCAAGCCAATTACCAAGCTCACTATAGTGGCCGGGATCATTACGCATCTGGTCGAGCATGAGGTCTTCACGAATGGCCATGTGTTCACCGTCGATAGGTGCAAGCCATTTGCTGAGTTCACGCATAGCTTGGTTGTTACCTTTGCCAGCGAGCATCTCTTGTACTTCTTTACGAGCGGTTTGGATGAACACTTTCACGCCCATCGCAGCGATGTTCACTCCGGTCTCTGCAAGCTGTGTCAAGCCGAGGCTGTTCAGCAGTGAGAGGTTCGTAAGTTGGTTCGCACGACGAACCCAAGGGTTCAATCCACCAGCAATTGCACCACCACTAAAGTGGGAGTACATGCCATCGTAGAAGTCGTCTGGAATATGTTGCTTACCCGTCTGTCCAACTTCGTCGTCTTTAATAGCACGAACGATGTCTTTCCAATCGGCACGTTGAATGCCATGACGGGCGAGTGCAGCAGCACCAGCTACCTGACGAGAATACGCAGTGTGTACTCGAACCACGTCTGTATCAAGCAGATCGTTGATCGTGTAGTCTGTACCATGAATTTTGGTACGTGCGTCAATGTCAGTACGTTTCTTCACCGAGGAGATGTTCTTGCTGTCCGCTTTAGAGGCTTTCAGCTTTTCGATCACCTTCTCTGCGATCTCTTTCTTGATCCCATTGTCCATGAGCATCTGAGTAGCGAACTCCGCACCTTCTTGGTCGAGTAAGCGTTTCACGTTCGTGTCGATACCACGTTCCTTCGCAATCGCACGACGAGTGATCGCCTTTGCCATTGCCATAGCCGTTTGGTCATCCCAACCGTGAATCTCTTTGTATTGCTGTTGAAGGGTACGTTCAATCACACCACGAGCGTCTTTGATTCCGTCCTCAGTCATGCGACGAATCATCGCCGTTACTTTCTGGCCAGACCAACGCTGTGGGAAGTACCCGGATTGTGTCTCAAGGTTCTCAGCACCACGTACCGAAGTTTCGCCAGTACGACCGCGCAGGATTTCCTGAGCACGGGCATAAGCGTTATCGGCATGGTCTGCGAACTCTTTCACAGAGGATAGAGTATCTGGATGCGAACCACCATCATGGTAGCGGCTATCCATCTCTACTTTGAATTCTTGGTTGAACTTGTCTCGCAATGCCGGAGTAGCTAGTGCCTCAGCAGTAGGTACATCAGACTTGCGTTCTTTGAGCCACTTGTTGAATGCTTTGTCGTAGTTCACGTTCACGTCATGTGAGATGTTCGATAAATACATATCGTGCAGCAGAGCAGCGGAACGGTTATTACGAACAAGCCCAACAGGAGACTCAAGCAATTTGAATGCCAGAGCACGAGCTACAGGAGACGGGCTATTCCACAGACGATCAAAGTCTGCGGCGTATGGAGTCTTCTGGATTGCATCATACATCTTCCGAGCAGCACGGCCTGAGCGAGTGTTCGGGAACGAGAAGTCCCCGGCAGTACCCAATCCATTTGCTTGGTTGAAGCGTACAGCTTCGTCCTTAAGGCGTTTGCCTTCTTCGTTCAAGTTCGCATACGGGTCGATCTTCGAGCCAGAGGTGCTAGATGCACCGACTGAGTCGCCTTCACGATCCAATAAGCGTTTGTTCTTCATTTCTTCAATACGCTGGTCAGCCAGCTTGTCCATCTTCTCTTTGATCACGGCACGTTGTGCATCATCTTCCGGCAATGCGTCATGCTGTTTCTCAAGAGTGGCCATCTGTTCTTCAAGACCCTTTACGTTCTCACTGACCTTTGTTTGTTCCTCGACAGTAGCACGGTGTGCTTCCATATCGAAGGTTGTATCTTGCGGTTGAGAGCTAGTGTAATCACGAGTCCCGGCTTGGCCATCAGCAACGCTCTCTGCAAAGTCCTTGCGGAGATTAGCAGCCGATGCGTTTACTTGTTCTTCAAGTGAGAGCTTCTTACCACGCAAAGCGCCAGTAGCCGTACCGAAGATCAGACCTCCCATCGCAGCTTGCGGGATGTCTGTCCAGTCGCCTGTAGGCGAAGTAACAGCACGTCCAGCACCAACGATAGTACCTGCTTCGAGACCTGCTAACCCTGTGCTTGCAGCACGGCCAACACGACCGAGCTTGGCGGCTTGAACGCCGACTTTCGCTTCTAGATACGAACCTCCTGAGAGGAACGTGATCGGAGCGTCAAGATCGACGATACCACCGAGCATGTAACCAGCGTATCCCTGAGCACCAGAGTGCGCTAGGATGTTCTGGTCGCGGAGATCGGATTCGATCTCACCTTTTAATTGTTGCGCCTCGGACAAGGAGCGAACCCCTTCAAAGCGAGTCCAGTATTGACCGGGAATGCCTTGCTTCAATGTCTCGAAGTGGTCATCCAGATTGAAGTTCGGGTCGCTTTCCATAAGGTGTCGATCCGCCCAGTTCCATCCGGAGTATGCGAACGTACCACGGAAGCCTCGCTTCGCTTGATCCCAAGTCGATAGCTGGTCAACCGCAGTACGTTCGTTACCATGTTCTTCTTCGGACTGTGGCCCGATGAGGTTGACATCCGGAACAGACACGCCAACATTCTCACCCGCAGCGAGACGCTGTTCGCGTGTCAACTGTGGAGCGCCGGATGCTTGGGCAGCATCGGCGTTGATTTGATCTTCTAATGCAGAAGTATTGTTATCCATTTGTCATCCTTGTTTCTAGTCACCCATATTACCGCCACCAATTAAGGCAGGGCGTAGGTTGATGCCTTTCTTCGAGGCATCGGGTTTCAGCACGTTGATGTTGTACACTGCGCCGATGTCTGTCGCCGGGACAAAGATCGGACGGTTCAACATGAGCGTCTTATTGTAGTCTTGGTACAGGTCGATCTTCACCGATTTGGTGACGGGATCGTACTCTGCATGATACGGTGGCAGACCCTTGTACGCATTACGGATCGTATTACCGATAGCTTCTGTCGAAGGCTGAGGAATCGTTCCTAGTTGGAACGGTAGCTCGTAGCCATGATAGCTGCCATCTGGGTTACGCGCCCATACTTGCGTTGCATCGAAGTCTGCGCCCCAATGGTTCTTACCTTGTGTACGCATGTACTCGTCAATGGCCGCGCCTACTACGTTACCGTTAGTGGCGGTGATACCCATGTCTTGACGAATGGTGGATTGCTTACCGCTGACAAGAATGTTACCCTGCACCATCTCAACACGAGGCTGTAGGTTCTTCATAGCTTGCGCTACGGCGAGGTCAGGATTCTTACCGAGGTCTGGAGATACCGTCATCACGTTCAACGTCTCTGCTTTTAGCATAGCGAGGAAGCGAGGATCAGATTTCGCAGAAGCAATCTGCCAATCCGGTACGTCACTATAGTTCTGTGCGTTCTGGCTCCCGAAGGTAGCGAAGAACTGTGGAGTCATTTTATCCACGGCTTTCGATACCACATCGTTCAAGTCTTTCGGACTGATCGACGGGGTGGCAGCTACGCCATCACCAGCTTGTTGCTGTGCCATCTGTGCAGCAGTCATGAGCGCCTGTTCGGAGTTCAGATTGCCAGCATCCAGAGATTCAGCACGAGTGATCAAGGCTTGAGTTGCCGGATCGCTGATGTACTTGTTGGCGTAACCCGGAGTGGCATTCTTCGATAGCCACAAGTAATCCTTGTAGGCATTGAGAGCACCGTCTTTGAGTTGGCCTTTCGAGTCGATCAGTTGACCAGCAAGCGAGGCTTGCATTTGGTTCGACCATACAGGGTCAATGGCATTACGTTCGATGAGGAACTTGCCATGAGCTTCCCGGACTTTATCATTCTGCTGCTCCGTGGTTAAACCCGGTTCCGCAGCCACCGCAGCAATAGTCTGAGCACGGTGTTCTTCGATAGTCTTGTTCTGTTGGTCGGCAGGAAGTGTCTGATACAGGCTGGAGCTATTCATAGCATTCGAGCGCAGTAACTTCGCATCACGTTCCTTCTGTTGTGATTCCACACCAGAGGTTACACGAGAGGCCATCGACTTCTTCCACTCGTCAGAGTAGCCATTCTGAGCAGCTACACGAGCGATGTCATCAAGCCGAGCAGGAAGGTTGCCTTCCGTCTTCGCTTGATTCTCGATGGATTCTTCGGTAAGGATGCGAGTCTTATCGAACTCCTGCGATTTCTTTTGTTCAGCTTGGCGGCTTGCGTCAACAGCAGTTGTGATCTGTGCTGCACTGTAACCGTTAGCTGCTAGGTTCTTAATCATGGAGGCTTCGCTTACCATGCCTTGAACAGTTTGCGTCAGAGGGGTAGCACTGTTGCTATCCGTGTCGAGCTTGTTCAGGCGTTGTAGCCAACCATCCAGATACTTTGCTTTCGTAGGATCGTTCTGTGCGATCTCGATGTAGCGTTCACGACGAAGCTGAATGAGCTTCTTTGCGTCTCCACCGGATTTAGCAAGAGCGCCTTTCATCCAGCCAACACCTTGGTTGACTGCACCATCGAATGCAACAATAGCTGTATCAGCATTTAAGCTTCCAGCACCAATTGCATCCCAGTACTTCTTGGAGTACGTGTCTTTTGCAATAGCTTTAGCACCTTCAGTATCACCCGCATCATACGCAGCTTTCATGAGCTTGTATTCTTCTGGGTTAGCTTCGCTATTGATACCGTACAGGGTCGGGCCTTTGCCACCATCATTCGATACGAAGCCGCCCTCGACCTGAGCCACGAAGCTCATGGCCTGTGCCTTTACTTGATCGGCAGGAGGTAAATCTTTCGACGTGATCAGAGCTTGTTGTACATCGCTGCCAGCAACCGCATCACGCAGTCGGAAATCTTTCGCATCCATCGTAAGTTTAAGGGCGTTCGTTACCGCCTCCCGATGACGCTCCGGCGATAGGCCGGACATCTGAGGGTTCAGTATTTCACGCAGGTGGTCAAGGCTTGCACCGTTCGTGCTGGACTCCGGATCGGTCTTCAGACCTTCCGATACGAGCATGTTGGTGTAGCTGTTGAATGTCTCATTCTCACGCCAACCGTTGTGGGCTTTCGTCTGAGCTTCTACGAGCTTCGGCATTGTATCTTCCGCCGATGCTGCGAGCAGTTGCTTCACGAACGGATCAGAACTGGAACTGATCTTATCCGACATCTCCGAGTATGACTTCGACAACTTCTGGCGGTACGCCGAAGGGTCAAGAGTCTTGTCGTTCGTGTCGATCTCAGTCAGAGCGTTCTGGTAGAAATCGTTTGCACTCGCGCGGACATTCATAGTCATGAATCCACCGAGGGTGTATTTGTTGCCAGTAGCGCGAATCTCGTCTTCGGTCTTACCTTGCGCGTAAGCAAGTTTACCGTCGAGTTCCCACTGGTCTTTCTTCTTCTCTAAGTAGTCGTTGTAGATCGTCGATGCCTTGCCTAGCAAGTTAGCGATAGCACGTTGACCGTCCCCGATGTGCGAGGTGTCATAGCTGGCTACGCCGCCAACGCCACCTCCGCGAATTGGGGTGGGAGCGTTGAATACACCGAGCTTGGGTGAAAGCGGGTCTTGCACTACCTCGCGGGTAGCACTGCCGAATTTACCTTGTTCATTAGCCAATGTAATCTCCTGTAAATTAAAGTGGGCCAGCCCGAAGGCCAGCCCACGTATGATTATCCAAACCGGAACTGCGATTCGAGATAGTCTGCGCCGCTGCGGATGTTCCGCTTCAGGTAGTCTAGCGTCGATTCATTGGCGGTGCTTGCACCAGCCGATGCGGGAGTGGACGTAGAAGGTGTAGCTCGATCACCCATTCCTTGCTTGCTCCCCATATAGGAAGCCGCAGCACTAAGCAAGTACGAGCCGAGCTTAGGTGTGGGGATGTAGCTGTAGTCTTGGGCATTAGCTGCTGCCTGTGCCGATTGTTGCCGTTGACCTGCGAAACTCAGGTTAGAGTTCGTCATGTCATTCTGGCGTTGGCGTTCAGCTACGGCGGCGCTGCGATTGATGTCAAGTTGAACTTGATTCACCGAGCGACCCGTTACCCCTGCCGCTGCTGCGGATACTTCCGCTTGTGCTACGGACAGGAGGTTCTGCTGTTTAATGCCTACAGCCTGATCACCAAAAGCCTCATTGGTTGCGATCTGATTTTCGGTGATGACGTTTTGAGTCGTCGCATCCGATAGTCGAGCCATCGCATTCTTGTAGGCTTGATAGGCTTTCTGAGCTTTGGCATTCGCCTTGTCAGCACCGTACTGGCTTAATGCTTGTGCAGCCATTAAAGCTGCCATCCAAATCATTAGTTGCCTCCGTTCTCGATGCGTTGGCCCTTCTTCGTGTACTGACCTTTCCACTCGATGTCCGTCACCGTGAAGGGATAATGGCTGTCCGAGTATAACTCGATACCAGCCTTCGTCGCTTCAGAGCGGAAGGGCATCACGTAGGAAGCGTCCACAATAGCAGGTTCGCCAACGTGAGTATTAGGATCGCCAACAAAGCGACCTGTGAATTCAACGACAGAATCCGGAGCGTACTTGGAGAACTTACGGCAGAACAGCTTACCTGTATTTTTGCAATTCAGGAGGAACTTACTGACGATCAGCTTACCAGTGCCAATTCGTACTTTGTCTGAGTCTTTCACATCAGGCTCAGTCGGGATATAAGATGAGCGATACGGTACGCCGTACAGGATTGTACCACCATTCATATCGCGGTCGAACGTATATGTGTTCGTACCAGCGTTGTAGCTTTCAACCCATGCTACCATACCCGGAGTCGGACATCCAGCGCCTTGAATAAAGACAATGGAGTTCGGATCAGAGGGCATAGGGTTATACGGGTTAGCCAGCGTGGTGTGTACGTTCGTAGCTTTGCGCTTACGATCCAGACGCACGTTATAAGTCAGCCCAGTGTCATCCTGTACGTCAAGGTCTAGCGTGTTCATCATGTAATCGTTTCCGATCTTCGTGATGAGGTAAACCTTCGATTGGATGATGAAGCTGTACTTCACGTTGTCTGGAAGAATCCAGCGGCTCCACGCCGATTGAACTTTCTTATCATCCTGCCAGATGTACTCGTAGCTGTACAAGATATGCTCGTCAGTCTGAGTCTGTACCAGTAGGATGTCGAAGTTCGATGACGTGGTAAGCATCTTGACCGTACCCTCAAGGTACTTCAGTACATGCTGAGTGATAGGTCGTGAGTCGTTCGCATCGGAGGTATCTGAGGAGTAGAACTCTCGAATCCCCGTGAACTGCCCGAAGGCAATGGGGAAGAAGATGTTCCGTCCGGCAGCTACCGGGATAGTCGTGATGTCCACCTCGAAGGTGGTAGTCAGCACGAGAGATGAGTTCTGCGGAGTCAGTGCAGTTCGTCCAAAGACAATGAACTGACCCTTATCTGAGAAGACAACCAAATCGCGGTTGAATGGAACGCAATGATACATCTTACGCACACCTTCAATCGTCGATTGAATGTCAATCGGATCGGAGTCTGCGATCTCTGTAGCAGAGTTGTTCCAGTGATCTAGTGGTCGATCAGTGCGAGACATACATACTGCTGCACCACCGAGCAATACAAGGCGACCTTGGAAGTACCCAAGTCCTTCAACCGTCTCATCGACGAAGGTAGGATTCTCGTTACTCTCTAAGTCACCTGCTGCACGTTCAGCCCAGTTCCCCGGCCCAAAACTGAACTGGTCAGTATTGAAGTCGTAGAACAGGATATGCGGCATAGTGTGGATGTCGAATTTGTATGGGATACCGGGAGCAACGCACTCCTGCCATGAGCCAGCCAAGCCGAAGCCAGCGCCCATAGCCGGATAGTTACCAGCGGAATCTTTGTTGCAGATGAACTGCGCGTACCATTCGTCAGCACTGCTACTACCGTCACCAGTGATGGTCACGATGTAGTTATGCGGCGCGTAACGCGGGAGCTTGCTGCGGTCTTGAATCGAGTTGTTGATCACGAGGAATTGCGTACCACCAAACCCGTCCGTAGTTGTGACGTTGAACGTCTGCGTTGTCGGAGCGGAAGTCTTCTTGATGTACAGCACATCACCAGTACGTGTCACTGAGAAGTTCGACGTAAAGGTAGCGTTACCGTTCAAGGAGGCTTGGATTTGGGTAGCAATGTTGTCAGTCGTGATCAGGTTCACATCCGTTGATGTTGAACCAGTAGGCGTGGTGTACGTGCCAACGATAGTTGTGCCGCTCCACGTAATTGTGAGGGTGTAAACGCGACCATAGGAACCACCGAGTACATAGGCAACAGCGCCAGTGTTCACGTATGATTTGGTTGCGGAGTCCATTGCCACTACCTTCTCTTTGTTCGCCACGTACACGAGGTCATCGAGTGTGGTGAAGGCGAGAGGAGCGCCATCAATGTACGAGAAGCCGGATGATACGTTGGTCACCGTTTTCTCTACGCCTGTATTATAGTTGAATACCCGTACTACTCCGGGCAGACATGCCATGACGAATTTAAGATCGCCACCAAGGTCGAAGTCATAGAACTGAGCGTCTGCTGCGTTCGAGAACAACTTCGTAATCTCCTCCATCGCAGCACGACGAGTAAGCCCGTCAACAGGGTTGGATGAGATGTTATCTTGGGCCGTACATTGGCCGGGAAGCCGTGTACGATCTGGCTGTTGAGATACACCTTGGATCAAAGACCCAAGAGAGCCATCTACTTTAGCCATTAGTAAAGCCTCCGCCGATAATGTCAGGGTTGCCGTTCGTCCGCCCTGCACCGTATTGTCCGATACCCTGACGGATAGCAGCAACGGTAGGACGGTTCTTTGCGTTCACATTGCTCATCTGAAGTTGTTGTGCAGTGAGCGCAGCCCACGATGCTTGCACTTCAAAGAGCAAGAGTTTCGATTTAGTTTCGTCGCCATCATCGTTCACGTAGAAGTCATACGCTGCCTTATCGGACAGGTATTGAACAGCCGCGTCAGGAAGATCGTCCACTGCAAGCAGGGTCACGATGTTCACAGCGACAGTGTCGTTGATGGCGAAGGTATGGTTCACCGGATCATACAGGCGATTGCCGCGCCATACGAGGCGGGACTTTGAATCGACCGGATCGACTTTGATGGTCGAGGCCGGGAGAATGATCTCCCCTGCAAGGTTCGGTGATAGAATTAGGTTAAGGTCGCGGTTGAACCACCAGCCACGTAATTGCATCCGCTTGTTCACTCGGTTAATAGTGTTCGTAGCAGTTTGCGCGGTAGGATGTTGGCTATCTGGGTTGCTCACGGGAGTTTCCCCAACGACACTTAAAACGTGATTGAGTACGTCAAGAGATGCGGTCATGTGTTTCCTTAAAGAAAAAAAGCCCCTCCCCAATTAAGGAGAGGGGCGTGTATCGTTACTGTTTCAGTACGCGACCGCAAACATCCGGACGGTTCACCGTAACGGCGAATGAGATGAAGCTGTCGATGAACCACAGTTTTTCCTCTTTGTTGAACCATACATCGCTGGTCAGCGGAATGGTTTCACCAGCGAGCAGCGATTTTGGGTGCAGGATTACTGCAACAGCTTTCGCTTCGGTCGAGCTTACATCGTAAGCGTTACCGTTGTTGGCGTTCGAGAGCAGGTGGCCAGTGATAGCTGCGTTCGGAATACGTGCAGTCTTAACGATGCGAGCACCGTTCAAGTCCCACAGCAGACCTTTTGCAAAGTCACCGTTGCCAGCCGAGTAGTCACGCGAGAGCAACTTGTTGTTGTTCTTCAGCACCTCGAATTGTTTCGGACGAACGAAGATGAGCAGTTCGCTCACGTCGATGTCTTCTTCTTCCATCGTGGTGATGATGCCAGCGATAGCAGTGTACAGTTTATCCGGATCAAGCTCGTCACCTGCCGAAGCGAGGGTGGTCGATTTACCAGCGCCGAATGCACCGTTCAGGCCGGACGGAGCCGACTGACCAGCGCCTTTGATGGCGAGGATGATGAATGCTTGATCGAAGAATTTGCCGATCTCTTTACCGTGATCTTGAGCGAGTTCCATACGAGCATCGAAGTGCGTTTGGAATTCGTTCAGCATCGACCGAGCATCGCGGCTCAGGATGACAGTATCAACGGTGAGTTGGACTTTACCGAAGTTCGTCGGGATCGCATCGGGGCGAGCACCGGGGACGAGCTTCTGGAGCGTGGTACGACCAACGCGGTTATTCGTAATGGTGTCAGTGTTACGCACTGCACGTACTTTAACGAATTCGCGCATGATCGAGGATTTAGCGAATTGGCTCTCGACTTCGCCGCCGTATTGCTCAATGAGCAGTTCGGTGGTTACATCGGAGAGGTTAACGGAATCTGAGCCGTAGGCCATGAGTTCTCCTTGGAAATATAATTATGCGCCTAAATTGTCCTTACTAGGTACGAAGTGAATTAGGCACGGGTGAGTATTACTTGCCAGCCCGGATGGTGGCAGTACGCCGTTCATTCAAGAGCTTAACGGCAGCGTGGTCGTTCTTCGATTGAGCTACATGCAATTCCTTGATGTAGTCAGCACGGGAGAGCGGCACGAAGCTGCTATCGGTCGGAGCACGGTCACCGTCAACACGGCGAACGTCCAGCGAACTGTTCTTGGGATCGGCATTGTAAGCCTTGAGCAGAGCATCTGCCGCGAGCTTCGCCGTAGTCGGGTTGTTCGAGTCGAGCATCTTGCGATACGAATCCAACTCTTTGCCGAAGTTCGCATCCGTTGCTTCCTTGGCTTGCGCCCATTTAGCTACGGTATCGAAGTTCTGCTTGTTACCAACTACCGAGTACACTGCATCGGTGACAGCTTTAACGCCAGCACTTACGCGGTTGTAGTAGTCAGTTACACCCGTCTTGACGAGGGCAGCTTTGTGCTTACCCATCTTTTCTTCGAGCTTCGACCAGTCAATACCTTCGAGGGTGTGATTCTCTACCGCTTCGCGGAAGATGTCATCAGCCTCAGCCGGAGTGATGTTCGATTCTTTGAGCATCTCGATAACCGAGTCAGCAGTCTCGTCCCCATAGGTCGGATATGCTTTCTTCGATTCCTCGATCTCTTTGTCTTTGGCTTCCTTAGCAGCCTTGTCAGCGGCCTCTTTATCGGCAGCCTCCTTTGCAGTGGCAGCGGCTTTATCAGCCTCGGCCTTCGCAGCGGCTTCTTTCTCCTCAGCAGTCGGCTCCTTTACGGGAGGCTGATTGCTAGGTTCAGCAGGGGGCTTCGGGCCTTCATGTGAGTGGCCATCGCTGAGGTCACGGTTCAGTACACCTTCTGGCGCGCCTTTCGCTTGCTCGTTCGCTTTGTCCACTACTACGACTTCATCAGCCATTACTGATCTCCTTGTTGTTTGAATGCACTCTTAGCAGCTTCTTGCGAGATCGCTGTTGCGGCCTCACCTTGTTGCTCTTGAGCCATCATCTGTTGTTGCTGTGCTTGTTCAGCTTGGATGGTCGCCTGATCCTTCTCGAACTTCTGGTAGTCCACGCCACGGCGGACAGCACAGTAAGCTACGAACTTCGACATGTCGATTGCTGCGAGGATTTGCTCCGGCACAGTATTCAACAGTTGAAGGTCGCTGATGAGAAGGCGTAGGTTGTCGATGTCACCTGCACGGGACAGGCTATCGAGACCAGTGATGATCACGGGATCAATCGTACCATCGCCCAGATCAACCTTGATGCGTTTCAGCATCAGGATCGCTGTGCGGTACTGCCACTCCTCTGCGAAGCGAGAATAAATCCCACCGTTCGACAGATCGAGTTCATTGGCAGTCTGACGAATCTCCTCTGCGGTAACGCGTTCAGCGTCACGGGTCACAGCAGTCTGGAGCAGGAATGCTGCACCGATCTGTTGCTGTAACCGCTGTACCATAGACTCCACCATCTGCATGTCAACAGCTTTGTTGATCTGCAATACAGTTACGTCACCTTCCTTACCGGAATGATACGAGCCTGACTCAGCGGCGTTGAGGGTTTCAACATCGACAGTCGAGCCGGGATCAACCAAGAACTTGATGTCAGCAGCGATAGCTACTACGTCAATCTCGGATTGGGCAAGTTGGTACAGTGCATGGAATGCACCAGCGTAATCTTCCACAAGGCCACGTCCGTAGTCTTCACCACGGATCAGGTTCCACGTCAGCGGAAGGTAGGGTAGGTCTTCAGCAGTCCACGTTGCCGAGGATTCTTCGAGCTTCATGTCATCAGCGTACTGATACATGTGATACTTCATATCGTCTTCGAGAATCACTTGGGTGTAGATGCAGACCTCTTTGGTTGAGCCGTACTTACCTTTGTCGTAGGACTCCAGCTTTTCGCGGATGTCCTTCTTGAAGGTGTTCAGGGCTTTCTTTTCCAGCGTCATGATCTCGATCACTGTACCCGACAGGTCACGTACTACACAGTAGTCGTTCAGGCCGTACATCTGCACTGGCCCTTTGACGGGATGGTACAGCATGGCATTGCCAGTTACGATCAAAGATTTCGCTGCGGTTGTGGCTTCAGTCCGATAGCGGTTGAAGTCCAACTCTTTCATCGCGGCTTTCTCGGTCTTGGCTAGAGCCTCGTCCATAGCAGCGATGAGTGTTAGGGCTTGGTCGTCACCATTCTTCGCCTTCGCAGCCAGTTCCTCAGATACCTTGTCCGTGATTGTGAGACGGAAGAAAGGTTGAGACGGTGCGAACAGCGCCATGATGAGCTTGTTCGACAAGTGGTTTACTGCCCGTGCTCCAGTGGAGTCTAACGGGCCTTGCAGTTCGGAATCCTTCGTATTGCTACGAGGGAACAGATACGGCAGCGTCCACATGGCGTAGTCATAGCAGCGATTGACGAGATTCGTCTTCTTGCCATTCAACTCCGTCCAGCGGTCAGATAACTTCTTGTCCGGTGGTAGCTTGGATTCCTTGTCCATTATACGTTAAGACCACTCGACTGGCCGAGTCCGCCGAGGACATCGCCAACTTTGCGTTTCTTGTTCGAGCCGCTGATACGATCACCGCTGACAGCATCACTGCCGATTACGATGGTAGCACCAGTATCGTTGTTCTGGGTAGGAGCCGGAGCAGCCGCTACTTCCGGAGTCGGAAGGGCAGGTACTTTCGGACTCAGGCCGAGAAGCGAAGTGACTGAACTAAAGATTTTAGAAAATTTACTCATGTTTGTTTCCTTTGTCTGATTAAGACTGTACCGCCATGCGATACATACCCAAACTTACTAAGAAGGTTGATGTAGAGCTTGTCTTGTCCGATAGCAGCCGTAGCTGTAGCGAACGAGAGTGTGCATTCCATAAGGTCGAACCATTCACAAGCATCTTCAAGAAGTGCTCGTCCGATTCCTGTCCCTCTGAACTTAGGCAGTACATACATCTTCGATACGTACCCGAAGTACTCGTTTTGGAATTCCTTTGACCGGGAACAGATCATCAGACCAGCCATCTCATTTTGCGCGTATTGAACAAACACGGCTGAGTCTGGATCGTTGATGAGACTATACAAGTAGTCTGTGGAATTCTGTTTACTGTACGTTATCGGGTATTGTGTTTCAGAGATGAATGCTTCTGCGAGTTCTAGGAATTCATGAACCCTAGCGTCCCACAATAATAGCATACGCCTTCCTCAGTCATGTAGCAGTACGTGTGGTGAATCTCTTGAACCAGTTACCTACTTGCTTAGAATGTTCCTCTTGGGATACTTCTATAGCTGTAGCAGTTACAGTGTTATCTGTATCTTCTTTATTATCTGGTTTAATGTCTTCTTCCTTACTACTTACTATCTTATTACTACTTATCTGTAGTATCTTTTGTATGACTCGTTGTTCACCATGAGAGATCATGATGAGGTCACGTTCCATGCCGGGAGTAATACTCACGGGTGGGAACATGCGCTTTAGCTCAAGAGCGAACTCTCGGCTAACTTTTGGAAGACTCTTAGCTAATAGGGACATATCGTTCCTTCGGTTTCGTTATGAGGTCGTACAGACCATGCTGTACCAGAAAGTCGCTAATGACTTGAGGGTATGGCACTCCGTGCTTTACGCACTCAATGGCCATCTCGATCTTCTGGATGTCGTCAAGGTCTGATAGTGGTGTACTCATTGACTCCTCCGTTGCCTTACTAGGTACGAAGTGAATTACCCAAAAAAGTAAGGGGAACGGAAGATGTCCATGATGTTCAGGTTGCCTTTCGGCGGTACGTTCGGAAGCTGGATTCCTGTTGTATTTTCAATGTGTAACTTGAATTCCAACAGGGGATCATTCGTAGCGTACATCGAGACAAACGCAGTACGGATTGCTTCATGCAGGGCATCGGTATCATTCGCATGAGTACCGAAGTCATCGTGGATACAGGCAAAGCTGGTCACGCCTAGCTTCTCTGCCTCGATCAGCGTCAGCATAAGATGGCAAGCATCCATGCTGTGTACGAAGTTCGGGCTGGCTCCAAGACGCTGTTTCTGCACGTCGATCTTCTTCGAGTCGATGTTCAGGCGAAGCTGAATCTTCCCGGCCAATTGCGTTGTCACTTGCTTGCTGATGACCTTTTTACGGCCTTGGTACACTGGGAAGCCCACTGGGGTATGCCAGACGATAGGTTGATCCTCTCTGGCCACTATTCCGGCGCATTTCTGAATCCAATCCATTGCCTTCCGTGCTGCTACCACAACCTCTCCGATGGATGCCCAAAGGATCGGAGTGAGGAACACAGATAAGCGGAATCGAATCTCTTTCGGGAACGACTCGGCAGCTTCTTCGAGCATGTACTTATAGATGTACTCTCGGCAGGATTGCTGTGTCGATCCATACGGCAGTGTCATCACTGGGCGCTTGGCTAGGCCACGGGGGATTGATCCTCCATGCTCTGCATCGCAGAAGTTGAGCCAAACAGCGGCCAGAGGGTCTGTAGAATCCCGGAGCCTTCGGGTACAGACAGCAGCCACCTCTGCATAAATGTCAGCCGGAGTTGCGGATGGTGTGAGATTAGTCGCTTTGCCTCCCACCTCGTCTCGCAGCATTGCGGAGAAGTTCTGAAGACCGTTGCAAGACCCGTCAAGAGCGATAGGGAGATGCGATAGCATACCCAATCCTTCATTGAGGTACTTTCGGTACTCAAAACAGAACGCCAAGAACTGCCAAGGCTTGTCCGCATTTGCCCACGCATCACGATTTGTGAGCGGGTCTTCAGCGATACGGCGGATAAGTTCGCTGTTATCATCGACCCATTTCTCTCGATCAGCATAAGAGACTTTGTCCTTTCCGAATGTGTTAGCGCCATGTACCTTTAGCCACTTTAGGCCGCGCTCAGTTAGCGGCTTCCCCTCTGAGAAGCGCAACAGCCCTTTGGCGAAGTCTGGGCCTTGTGGCGACAGACCGGATACCGTAGCGTAGATACGTCCACGGAAATCACATTGGTACACGAACCAGAATTTCTTGAAGTCCATGAACTCTCTGGCGAGACGGAGCACTCGGATAACTTGGAAGCATTTCGATACGCGCTCCTTGTTCATCGTGTACACCACACGGGCTTCTGACTTCCACTCGTCGAAGGCAACCTTCTGTAGTGGAGTCATCTGGTTCTTCTTTGTTTCCTTTGGGATCGGAGACACAGGGAGCGGATAAGGCTCAGACTGTGGCAGACCAATCGGCAAGGAATTATCCCACGCAGCTTTCAGGATGTCGAACACCTCTGTGTTCACTTCCCATGCAGTTGCTTGCAGGATGTTCACCGACTGCATCACCTTCTGCATCTGTGCATCACTGAACAGTTCAAGGTGTGCTTTGTTCTTCACCTTCACCATCGGGGTACGGCGGCGAAGCTGCGGTGTGTAATACCCACCCTGATCCACACTAGTCCACGGGTCTGGTGGAATGATGCAAGGGGAGCGATCCGGATTCAAGAGTTGGGCGTAGGAGTCGAACTCCTTCATCCACTTCAGGCAGCTTTCAGTAGGGCAGATGATCGTCTGCATAGCGATCTTACGTCCCTTGGCTTTCTCCTTCTTCGTCTCGATCAAGTCAGTGCTCTGCATGATTAGGTCAATCACCTTGACACCAACCTGAGCACGTTCCTCATTGCTCCATTCGTTCCACTGCACCTCATGTTGCTTGGCCTTCATGGTGAGCACACGGTGCATGTGGCGGTAGTTCGTAGTACCCTTCTTCTTGAAGTCACGGATGATGGCATCATAGTACTCGCCATGCTTCTCTTGGAACTTGGTGAACTTCACCTCATCTTCAATGAGCATACCAATTCGAGAACCCAATGCGACCAGTGCCGTGTTGTTCGTGAAGTGATCAAAGACTGCACGAAGACCGAGGTACGCGGCCACCTCCGGTTCTACGACCGATAGGAGACCTTTGTACTTCGACTTCACACCGGGAGTCTTGCTCTCGCACCACTCTCGGATTGCAGCAGCAACAGGCAACACGAACTCTTGCATCAGCTTTTGAGCAGACTGGGTATCTGCACCACGGCCTTTCTCTACAGCCTTCTGTACGGTGATGTTGTAACGGCCAACGCCATACGCCACCATCCGCTTTTCAAGATTGATTTGTTCTTGGATGCCCGGTTCCACTACTTCTCCTTTTTAGACTTAGCTCGTTTGAGCCGTGCCTTCTTGTTACGTGCTAGTCGTTTCTCGTCTGCGTCTTTGTGGGTAGGGTGATAAATCCCGGAAGGGTTGGCAGCGCATTCATTCCAGTATTGGATGAGGCGGCTAACAAACCACTCGACTGTCCCATCACGCTTCGCCCGGTTCGCAAGGTTGAAAATCTTCCCTTCGATCCCGTTGCAATTGCGACATAAGACTCCCCGAATCTGCCCAGTGCGATGGCAGTGATCGAGGCATGAGTTACTTTCATCAATTGCTATCCGACACAGGCGGCAGCGGTGATTCTGCTCCTGCGTTATCCGAACTCTGAAGAACGGTATCTGGCTGATCTTCATCTTCATCGGGTGCTTCCTCCAATCGTTTGATCCATGCTTCGACAGCTTCCTCGAATGTGCTCTGAGCTTGCTCAGGCAAGTCAACGAGCTTGTCGTATTGATTCATGATTGGGCAGTGCTGTTGAACCCAAGCACGGTCGATCTTCTTACCGAAGTTCAACTGCACCCATTGCACTACTTTCTTGAACATGAACTTGCGATCCATCGAACCTTGGAAGGTAAGACGACTCCACTGCTTCATGCCCTCGTGATCAAACCACGGAACCAATACGATTGTCTGTCCGTTGTATCTCATACGCAGTGCTCCTTCATCCATTCAACGACATCATCATCGTTGTCATTACGGCGCATCCAGAGTAGCTTTGCTTCTGAGAGGAATGCTTCGCCAGCCGTGATGGGCTGACCGTCACGCCAGTTCTTGAAGCCATGCTTCTCAGCATACGCTTTGTACAAATCTCGTACCACAACGAACGCTTCTTTGTTCGTCTGGATCGGAGACAGAATCTCATACGTGAGTACCGGGCCACATGGCTTGTCCTTACCGTTCGGCAAGTACTTCGGATCACACACGAGAGGTAGTCCGGAGATGTTATCTGCTGCATCTCCCATCAGCATTTGCGCCCAGAATAACTTCCAGCCACGACCTTTGATCTTCTTGATCTTGCCTTTCTGGACAAGCTCGATATAGCCGAAGTCACTCTCTGTATCGGTGATCTCACCAGTAGCCCAATCAAGCGACAGACCCGGAACCATCCCAAGGTCTTTGTCCTTGGTAGCGATGATCGACAGGTGGCGATTGCCATCTTGGATTGCTTGGTACTGTGCCTTAGACATGCCATCATCTGCCTCACAGTTCACATGCTGGATACCACCGTAATGGTCTGCCATGTGAGCACGAATGAGGTGCAGGAAGCGCGGCTTAACCTTGCCCTGCCGTGTAGCTTGGTACTCACGGAGCATGGCTTGGTCATGGCGATTACCTTTGGTTGACTCTTTCGGAGTCAGGTGAATCACGATTGATTCCGCACCAGCTTTGATACGAAGGCGCTCAAGGATCATATCCAAGATTTTCTTCATCTCGTCGATGGGACGGTCTTTATCGAAAGCTACCATGTACGCTGCGAAGTCTCCATCAATCTGGACAACTCGACCCGGTACAGTAGCAGGGTCGCTGGATACTTCTGCCTCCAGCTTGGACAGGTCAATGCCATTGACAATCATAGTAGCCTCCTTACAGGATGAACGGGATGTCGTCTGACTCATCTAATGCACCCGGTTCACAGACGTACTCAGGGTACTTGTCCATTACGCGGCGGAGACGTTTCACTTGTCGATCAGCACGGTTCGTGTTGCATACACGGATCACACCATCTTGAATCGAACGGTCGAACTCGCGGCTCACATGCAGCAGTTCGCCATCGAACATGATCTGGCAGATACTAATGTCGAACACCTCATGCAGTTGCTCGCCCATGTCTTCGATGAAGATGAGTTCATAGATCGTCCCATCAATAGTCATGCGCCAGATAGCGAATATGTTGCGGAAGCCCGGCTGTGCCGAGTTACCACGTTGTCCATACAGCGAGGTCTGGATCAGTTCTGCGTATGGGTGAATGGCGAGAACCTTACGCTCAATTGCGTCGAGGTCAACGTCTTCAGCCCGGACAGGAATGAATACATCCACATCCTTGATCGGTTTGCCATGCCACAGATCGCGGAGAGCGCCACCAGCAATTACTGCTGATGGCAACTCACCTTGAATCTTATGCAGCATGTCACACCAGACTTGAGGAATCTGGTTTGTGTTCATGATTACAGACCGAGTGCTGC